TCACGTTCCGGTCCTTCCGTTCGACGGGTTGTAGACCGCGCTCGCAGAGATCCACCCGTAGCGGTCGTTCATGACCATGCGGCCGGGACCGGTGTTCGATCGATCGACCGCGGAGGCGAATGCTTCAATCTCCTCTCGCCATCGCGACGGCGGCGTACCGGATGACTCCCACCGCCTCAGGATATCCAGAGTGGAGATCGATCGAACAAAGGCGTCGTGCCTCGCGATCTGATGCGCGGTGTGGGTTTGGTTCAGATACCACGGCTGCCAGACGTTCGCGTCGATAGATGAGAGCAGTTGGTACGCCCTGCCCCAGTAGAGCAACGCATCCTCGCGCGTCGAATGAACGGAGATCGCACAGGGCTGCTCATTGAGTTTCGCGGCGAGGTCATACTCGGTGCTCGAGCCTGCGGCTACGGCCTTCCGGTACTCCACAGCGTTGCAGGTCTGAATTCCCGGAGTACGCGCGGTCGGAATCTCCTGCACCGCCTGCCGGGAGTCCGGCAGGCGGTGAACTTTGAAGGACAGACGGAACAGGTGAGCCGCGTTCGACCATCTGACGGGGCCGCGCCACGCGAGCTGCAAAATGTGACGGCGGTACGCGGTCATGTCGCGCGAAGCGATGTCGAGGCGGAGACGATCGTCAACGGCCGACCACTCGGCCTGCGCCTTCTGGTAATTGTGATCCGTCCCCGGCCAGGTGCGGAGCTCGGTCGCGCCGGCGGTGGCGATCTGAAGATTGACCACGGCGCAATCCGTCCCCGTCGCGATGTCGCTGGTGCAGGTAAAGCGAGACGGCGCCTTCTGCCCGAAGGCCGAAAGCGCTCCGATGGTGATGATGATGGCAAGAATTTGTTTCATGAAGTCCTCCGATGCTTAAAGTGGGATTGCTTACTGCGGCTGTCTGACGACTTGCGTTCCGCTGTCGCCGATTGAAATGAAGGGGTAGACGCCGGAGACCGATCCGGCGATGCCGGCCGTGCAGGAGAAGAGGCACATCTGCACACTGCAACCGTTTGCGCAGAGACGGCCGACGCCCACCTGCGAAATGCCCGGCGCAGCGGAGTGCGCCTCAAAGACGCAATCATCCGCTTTCGTGCAGACCTTCAACTCGTACGGGACGGGGCTGGTGTTCGTGTTCAGGATCGTGGGGTATGAGCCGACGTGCGGTTCGAAGTCGGTTCGAACCAAATTGAACGTGAGCGAAGCGCCGGCGCCCTGCGTCAGTGCCTTCGTGAGCATCGGGCACTCGAACTTCTGAACGCCGTCGCTGAATGAGTCGAAGGTTGCCGCCTGAAGCCGCGCATCGACGGCGAGACCGTACAAGCCAGGCGCGGACTGCGGCCCGTATTGATGCCAATCCGGATCGAAGTTCTTATCGATCCGTTTGACGATCGTCCACGTTCCGGGCTGGAGAGTGATTGTCGGCTCGAGCACGATCGGATCGAAGCCGGGGCTCGTAAACGTTTTGTGCCCGACCTTCTGAACGATCGTGGCCGTGGACTGATTCAGGAAGTAACCGTCGGTGGTCCACTGTGCATTCGCGCCGATGATGAGTTGCGGAATGGTCGTGGACGTGTCGGCCGCGGCGGGCCGGAACGTCTGCGCGGTCACACTCGGCCGGCGCCACATCGATCCATCGGCGCGCACGTCGGCGACGAACTGTTCGACGTTCGCGACGTCGACGCTGTAGACGCGGGCCTGTGCCGTGTCGATGTACTGGTAAGAGCTGCCCGCCATCGCGGTGTGTGGGATGAGCGTGATCGCCGTGGCGCAGAACATGGCCAGGACGAACGCGCGGCTGATGCGGATGGTGCTTTTCATGGTGAACGTCTCCTGTTCGAAATTGATCGGAAAAAGAAAAAGCCGCCCAACCGGGCGGCCATGGGTCGAAGGAATGTGGAAAGGTGCTACGGTTTCGGCGCGATGGTGAGAGTGATCTCTTCGCCGTGCGCGTTCGCTGTCATCAGCTTCGATAGCAGCGTTTCGAACGTGGCGCGGCTCTCACCGATGAAGTCACCCTTGCCAGTGCGCTTGCCGACCAGGATGCACCCCTCGGTGTCGGCGTCGGTGTTGCCCGAGTGAATGCGGATGCCATCGAAGCCCGGTACATCGAGCACGTGCGGCATCACCCGCTTGAAACGCGTGCTCATGTCGAGAATCACTTTGTAGGTGCCGTCCGGGATGGCCGTCTCGTGCGGAACTTTCGGGCCTGTCCGGACTTGATCCTCGAGCGTGTCGCAGAAGTCGGCATCGTTTACGGTCAGCTTGCCGAGCGTGAACGACTCGCCGAATGTGTCGCGGAGAAGTTGCAGTTTCATTTGGATTCCTTCTGATGACTTGATGATGCGCGCCGCCGATGCGCGGCGGCGCGCGGGTGACGCTTACGACGACGCGCTCACGCCGTTAACGATGTCGGGCATGGCCACGGCGACAGGCGTGGCGACGGGAGCCGGCGTGACCACCGGTTGCGGCCTGAACGGATTGCCGCGCAACGCTGCGCCGCGGATGATCGCTCCGATCAGCGCGTTGAAGAGCGGCACGAACCCGGCGTAGGCCGGATTGGCGGCGATGACTGCCGTCTCCCCGCCGGAGACGGCCAGCGAGAGCGCAGCCATCGCGATCTCGTGTTTGTCCGCTCCCGGTTCGCCCGTCATGGCGTTCTCCGTTCCCTGGATGATGGCGGGCGCTTCATTCATTGCAAACTTGATGACTTCGGCTTTATTTTGACCTTGCATTACCTATGTACCCTTTCTGTTGTTTGAAATATCCCAACGCTGCCGGGATGGCAGGTCCGGGAAGTGGCGACTAACGAACGGTTACGGAAGCGAGTACACCGTCTGCTCGCTCCCATCGGCTCTGCTGCACCTGTAGATGAGCAGCGGCTTTTGCGGGAACTCAGGAGGCGGATCGGATTTGTAGAAGGTCTGCCCGATCAGCGTGCATTGGACGAACGGTCCGGAAGGAGCTGGCTTTGATGCGACCGAACACTTCGCCAGTGCCACAATGAGAATGAAAACAGCTGCGCCTACGATGCGGTTTCGCATGCGGGTGTTCCCTCCTTTGTATTCGTGATTGGATTTCGCGGCTACGGCTACGGCTTCGGCTGTTGCTGCGCGCGGATGGCTGCCGCGATCGCCGCCGCTTGTTCTGCAGCAGCAGCCTGACGGGCCTGAAATGTCTCGATCGATTGGAGCCTGCGATCCAGCGCATCCAACTTTGCGGACAACAAGTCCCTATCGTCCTGCCGCTGGATGTTGTACGTGGCCGTGTCGAGTTTGTGGGTGACAGCGACGGCCGTTGCCGATGATCCGGCCGACAGCGCGCCGAGCCACATAAACGCGCCGATGATCTGGCGCCAGGTCGCGAACTTCACGCGGCCGAGGGCAGCCATTTCAGGGTCCACGTCGTCATCTCCACGCCGATGATGCTCGGTCATGTAGGTCACCTCGAATGTTGGATTGGATTCGTCCTACCGCTTCGTCAGATAAACAACAACGCGCACGTCGCGCGGATCGACCGAGATCGTTCCCGGTACCGCAACGAGGCTTGCCGAGATACGTTGGCCGCGTACTCCGTAAAGCACTTCGTGATCGATGCTTTCCGCGCTCAGGACTGCGGCGTTGAACGCGATCGCGGGACGCTGATCATCCGTACCGGATGACGTGTAGATCGACGTGGCTGCGTCGCCGAGGTCCGCCCCGGCCGAGCGCAGGAGAATGTCGGCTTTGAATGATCCGGACGTCGAGGTTCCCTTCTTCCCGATCATCAGCCGCACCCGCGTGATCATGAAATCCCACGGCGCCTCGGCGAAATCGAAGTCGTCGATCGTTGCGTTGAAACTTCCGGCCAGGCGAAGCGTTACCGGCAGCTCCGAGATCGCTGGATCGATGAACGTTCGCAGATCCTCGATCGACGTGATCGCGCCCGCCGCCGCGATGACCTTCGCGAGCAGCGCGGCGCCGCCCGATGGCGCGACTCGTGACGCTGTCGCTGAGAACGTTCCGTCTTGCAGCCGCCAGATGTAGCTGGTCGCGTTGTCGGTGACGTTGAGCGCGGAGGCAGAGCCGTTGATCGTGGCCGTATCGATCGACGACAGCCCTTCCCCGCCCGCGATGCTCACGATGAGACCAACGCCGGCGATGACCACGTTGTCCGCGTACGTCACCCCGCTCATGTCGAGGTTGTTCGTGTTGATGACGGAGGTTCCGCCGGCCTGATACCCAACCGTGGCCACGCCGAGGTTGATCTCGCCCGCGGGAACGTTCGGAGTCGCAGGCGCGGCGCCTTTGTTGCTTTTCGTGACCGTGACTGTGCCGTCCGATTTCTGCGAGAGGCGGGCTTTGTAACTTTGACCGGCGGCCAGGGCGCCATCGGCGGCGTTCTGATTCAGGATCTTCGTTGCGGCGAGCTCGTTCAACCGTGCGCCGTCATACGCGAAGGCGCCTTTCGTGATCGTGACCACGTCCGTTCCCGCAGCGGTGAGGCCGCGGCCGCGCAGGAGAATCCGCGCCGATGCGTCGCGATCGCTTGCGATGACACCGGATCCACTGATTGCTCCCAAGGCGAAGGGCGCGGGGATGCTGGAGTCGTCGATCGACGGCAGCAGGAACACGCTCGAGGCGCCGGTGTTCGCTCCCGACGGAACGACGAACCGGATGATGATCTTGCGGCCGCAGTTCTTTGGAATGTCGCGAAGGATGAGTGGATACGCGGCGCCGATCGCCGTGTAGTCGGTGATCTGAAACTCCATCGTGGAGTCGCCGGTGTTGTCGAAGTCGATGACCGCGATCTGCATCCAGCGCTGATCGAGGATCGGAATGCCGCCCATGACGCGCGACACGCCGTCTGACGCGGCGGGCTGCAGGCGGACGTTGTGCGCGGTGGTCGTATCCGCAGACGCGCCGCCGAGATCGTTGTAGAGCCAGTACTCGGTTGGTCCGAACATCGTACCGCCGTCGATGTCACCTGTGGCGATGGGTGCGACGATCTGCGCGCTCTTCAGCGCGTTCCAGAGTTGGAGAGTGGGAGGCATTCGTTTTTCCTTTTACAGGTACAGCAGGGCGCCGACGTCATTCGTGGCGAATGTGGTGCGGTCGATGATCGTCATCGATGCTGCGTCGATGCGGGTGATTCCGCCATCCCAGTCGCCAACGTAGAAGACGCCCGAGGCGTATGCGAAGCTGACCGGCTGATGTCCGATCGCTACCGATCCGAGCTCGGCCAATGAGGCGCGATCGAACTTGACGAACCGCGAGGAGCCTTGAATCGTTGCGTAGAGATACCCACCGACAACTTTCATCTCCGTGGCTGCCCCAAGGTATCCACCGCCCGCTGTAATCGCGTGCGGCCCTGCCAGCACCACGAGGGTTGATGTGTCGAGTTTGGTGATGCTGCTTCCGTCGCTGACGAAAATCGCGCCCTCGTCGGCGGCTATGTTCTCTGTCGGTATGGCGTATTTCGTATCGACCGCAGACGAGAGATCGAATTTCATGAGGGCGCTGTTGAAGCCTGCGCCGAGGTCTGCAACCACTGCAATCCACGCGACCGACCCATCCCAATCAATCACGGAGCCTTTGACCATGCTCGTGTTCGCGAGCAAGAAGCCGCCCTCGGTATCCGTCGTGGTGCTGAACGACAACAGGTGGACTGGAGCACCTTCGAATGCGTGGCCGTAGAGCAGAAAATCTCCTGCGTCGGCAAGTTGCAGTTCGTCGAAGCTGTTTGTGCATGCCGCGGGAGTGAGCATCGCGCCCGTTGCCGCATTGACCTTGAAAAACTGCGGACCGCACTTCGCGTAGATCGTGCCGCTCTTATTGCTGATGTACGTCAGACCAACGAAGCCGCCGAGATCGTATTGATGAAACACTGTCATCGTCGCTGCGTCGATCCGGACGAGAGCCTGCGTCCCATAGTCGTCGTTGTAGACGAGCGCCCAGATGCTGTGCAGTGGTGAACCCACCGGGACAAGATGAAACAGTTCCGGCGCAGCAACAACGCCATCAATCAAGAGGTCCGCGTGCTGCTCAGTTGCGCCATCGGCCGCGCGAACACGGAGCGTGATCTGCGAGCTCGTGACGACCGGCGGCACATCGTTGGAGAGATCGACACTTCCGTATGTCACCGTCGTTCCCTCCGGAAACACACCATAGAGCGTCACCGTCTCCACTTCGCCCGCGGTGATGATCACCGGATTGGGGACGATGCGAGTGACCACAGCGGCGCTCTTGCGTGAGGTATCGGAAAGCGGAGAGGCCTTCGACGATCCGCGCATGCTCGATGGCGCAGGGCCGATGATCACCCATCCGGTGTTGCTCGTTACTCCGCTCGCATCGGTGCGGCTCACCTGCACCAACTGCCTCGGCGTGTACGTTCCTCCGGTGTTTCCGCGCGAAGCTCGAACGGTCTTCTGCGTCTGGCGGATCGTCACGTCGACGTCACCGTCCGCACGATTGGCGACGACGGATGCGGGATGAATGACCGATCCCCGTTTCTGGCGATCGTCAAGATGTTGACCGAGGCTGATCATCAGCGAAGCTCCTGCGGCAACCACCGCGCGATCACATGCTGTTTGTTCTCGCCCGTCATGCCGTTCAACACCCATTCGAGATCCCACGCGGTCAGCACTTCACCCGCGGGGATTGCATCGGGCAGCAGGAGAGCGATCGCTTTGCCCGGCGCAGCAGTCCAATCGATCAGCGCGTCGAATTCCACCGCCGGGGCTTTCTCGCGCAGCAGCTCGAGCGCGCAGACCTTCAACTCATCGAGCGTCTCGCAGAAATCGTTCTGCTGATGGTCGTCAACCTCTTTTCCAAGCAGAGCTTCGCGGACCGCGTCGACTACCGTCACGGATGCGGGCTGCGCGGCCTGGCCTGCGGTAGCGCGTTGTATTTTCGGAATCGCGCCGGCCACGATCCGCTCGCCCGCAACAGGAATCGCAACGATTCGCGACGCGTCAACGTCTATCCACTGTTCGAAATCTCGGACGACGACCGTCTCTCTGTGCGATGTCTCGTCAATTGGCGCAAAGATCGTGATGACTTGCGGATCGAGACCTACATAGTTGAAGGCTGTAGTCATCGGGCCGTACCGTGGCGTCGAGACCGGACCGAAGATATAGGCGCTCGCGCCGATCGGCGGCGGGCCATACGGGATAGAGAATGCCCCGTAGCTCTGTGTAAGGGTGGTCGTTTTGGAGATGGAGGCACCATCAGCTTCTGAAGACTCTGTAAATCCGTAATCCAAACGGTGTAGCGTCGCGCAGTAACCATGGTTGCTTGCGAGGCGACGTCCATTCGCAGCCAGCGCGGTGGCGTCGATCGCTACTGTCAACGTGCCGAAGCCCTCCGGCGCTCTTTCATCCTCGAAAAACTCGCAACCTGCAAACCACCCGATTCCGTCGGCAGTCAGAAATGCGGGGAAGCGCATCTCGACTCCCGCCTCATCGATGAAGCCGAGCGGAACGATGCACGCGCTGAACTGATGCACCGTGGTCAACTCCTCGTTGACGACGGCTGGATTACCTGCGCTGAACCGCTTTTCCGTTACGGTTTGTCGCAGAAGTTGGTACTGCTGCTGCGCTTCCATCCGCCACGAGCCATCGGCGTATTGGTACACATCGAAGGCGTGATTCCACGTGATGCTGCCGTCCGCCAGCTGCTCATTCAGACAGGCACGCGCTGAGTACCAACCCCACTCCTGTTCCGACGTGCCGACGATCGTTCCAGCGTTGTAGATGCGCGTTGTGATCGTGCGGCTCACTTCCTGATCGACTGCCGCGATCTCCCCGGCCAGATCAGAGATGACCCCGGTGCCATGATCCTGCCGCCGTAGCGCGCTCGCCGGCGCGAACACGCCACGCGTGACTTTGATCTCGATCTCCGTGCGATGCCCGCTCGGTCCGATGTACGCGAACACCGTCCCCGACATCACCACCGCATTCGGATCGGACGTCCCCGGCAACGAGACCGTCAGGTTGGCGATATCGTTCGCGCGGTACGTCCGGACCACCGGACTGGATACGTACGACGGCTCTACGTTGCATGAGCCGTCTCCGAAGTTCAGCCTGCGCGCGATCGGCGCCAGAAACGCGGCCGCCCATTGCAGCAGGCTCACCGTGCCGCCCTCGGAGATCCCTTTGTAGAGCAATCCCCCATCGTTCGAGCCGAAATCGAGACTGCCGAATTCGATGCCGTGCAGCGTGAGGTACGGTTCGAAGATTTCGCGGAAAACGCTCTTCCGCGTGCGCAGCGATCCCGGCTCGAGGTTGTAGGCCAGCATCTCCGACGACAACAGCGCGGAGAGGTCCTGGCAATCGATCCGGAGCAGCGATGGATATGCTTCCCACGAACACTGCGCCACGTGGCCGATGAACATCGGCCGCGGCTGCATCGTGCCTGGCAGGCCGAGGAATCCGGTCATTTTCACGCGGTGCGGAGCGCGCGACCACGCCGTGTAAAACGGCGACTCCGATGGCGGCACCTTCACAGTGAACGACAACGTGCGCGAACCGTAGCCGTCGCGCGATGCCTTCAGGTTCACAGTTCCATCGATCTCTGTTTGAAGAAGCGGGACGAGTACTCCGTCCCCTTTGTCGATCTCAATCACGATCCCAATCACCCGCTCCGACGACTCCAGCGCGGCTGCGAGCTCGCGCGTGATGGTGAGCGTCCACGCCAGCGCGTCGGATGCCGAGCGCACTGAGCGCGTCGACACGTCGAACTCCGGAGCGAAAGCATTCGCCTGCGCTCGCGTCGAAACCTTGAGCGCCAGGAGTGGATTGAGTTCCATCAGTTGATCTCTTGGAAGTAGAGGTGCTTGTCTTCACGTCCGGTTGCGGAGAACGTCGTCGGCATGTTCACGACGTCGCCGCGGAACGCCGGGATATAGCGAACGATCACCCGCGCCGCCGCCACGGATGGCGTTCCCAACTTGAACGGTGCGACGTACAGCCCACTCACAGGATGACGAACGGCCGTCGATGCGATCCACGCTTCACCGGCCGTTACAACGTCCGCCTCGGCGACGGCCGGCTTGTAGACGATCGTCGCCACCGGAGTCGCGCCGACCGTGATCTCGGCCGAGGTTCCTTCACCCCATCGCGCGAACGCGTCCTCGCGGGGCAGATACCCAAACGCCTGGTTCGCGCGGAACGAGAAGACGTACAGCCGTTGCTTCCAATCCGTGAAAAAGTGCGGTCCGAACGTCGCCCGGACGATTTCCAACTTCTCAGCCATCGGACTGTTCGTCTCGTCGATGTCGTACGGCAGTTCGAACGTGTAGAGGTCCGATCGATCGGGCATGCCCGATCCACGGAATGGCATCGATAACGTTCCGCCCCCGGCCATCGATTGAAATGCCGCCTGCTGCAGAGCGGCATCGGCGACGTACCCGCCAGTGACCGGCATGTCGAACGTGTCGTCATTGATCCTGAATCGATCGACGATGCCCGGCTCGCTCGCCTTGGATCCACGTGCCGTCATCAGAGTTGCCCCGTCCTGATCAAAACCTGCAGCATCGTTTTCGAGTCATCCTTCTTCGGCGCGATCGTTGGCTTGAACCTCAGCGCGCGTTCGGGCGTCATGCGAGGAAGGGGCGGAGGCGCGGAGACGGTCCTACGCACGCTGTTGATCGCGCTGTTCGTGTCGTTGAGTTTTGAGACGATCTGCTCGAGCGTTTGGGAGTTGAAGCGCGCGAAGCCGCCGAGCTGCTGCCAGATCATCTCGAGCTGCATCATTTGCCGCGCCTCGGCAAACTGGTCTTGCAGATTCCCGCTCTTGTAGTCGTCCGCATAGCGCTTCTTTGCCGTTTCGTAGGACTTCACGTAATCGGCGTACGTCGCGTCCGTGATCGAGCCGCCGGCGATCTTTCCGGTCTCGTCGAAGAACTGCCCTGCGAACTGGCTCCCGATGTCGCGATTGTCCGGTCCGCCCTGCACGTCCTGCGACGTCTGAGATCCACCGCCAACCAGGTCGAGCAGCGACTTCATCGCCGACGATACCTGCGCCTTGATCGCTGTTCCCGCCGTCTCCACCGCCTGCGTCGCCGTGTTGGCGATCGTCGTCGAGACCTGCGCGGCGACGTCCTGCAGCTGCGTCCCCGCATCACTCACCGCGGTCTGCACCGTTTGCACGGCCGCGGCCGCGGCGGCGTGGATGATGCCGACGCGCGCCGTTGTGACCGTGGCCACGTCGCCCAATTCCTTTTCCAGATCAGCCTTCCGCTGCGCGGTCGCTGCTGCCTGCGCGTCCTGCTGCTGTTTATCGAGGATGGCCTGCTGCGCCGCGCGATCGTCGGCAACCTTCTGCGCCTTCGCTTCGCGCGCGGCCAGGTCTTCCTTCATCTCGTCGAGATGCTTTTTCTCGTCGGCCTGTTTCTGCTGCTCGGCTTTGATGACCGCCTGCTGGTCCGCAATGGCCTGCAACTGCTTCTGCCACGCGTCGCTGTGCGTCAATTCGTAATCGGCGATGCGAAGCCGCTTCTCCGCGTCCGTGAGCTGCGCGGTGAGATCGGTGACCGCTTTCTTTTGCTCCTCGATCGCCTTCAGATCCTCGGCCGTTCCCTTCGATTTGTCTTCGAGGTATTGAAGCCGCGCGCGCGCTTCGTTCAGATCGTCCGTGAGCTTCTTCTTTTCCGCACCGACTCCGCTCGAATCGCTGAGCCCCGCCGCCTCCCGCATCTTCGCGAGCTGGTCATTCGATTCCGTGAGCGTGTTCTGCAGATCGGAGATGTGCTCGCCGATCTTCGTTGCAACCGCTTCCTCCGACTTGACGAGTTCCTTGTGCTGATCGACGTCTGCGGAGATCTTCGCCGCGGTTTCGTCGAGCTCGATGATGTTCAACTCGGCGCGCTTCGCTGTGGCGTCGTCGATCGGCGCGGCGCCGGACGGGGCACCTATGGCGCTGATTCCGCTGAGCGCAGAAGAAGCTGCGTTTGCGGCCGCTTCAACGGTGTAGAGGTTGGCAATGAGGTTCGAGATAGCCATCGCCGCTTATCCGTAAATACGTGGGAAGTACGTGGGTTTTTCGGGACCGATAGGCTTATCGTACTGGGTAGAGTTTCCACCGCCATCAGGTACGGCGTTTACAGAGTTTGACATCTTCACAATTGATGCAGTGGCGCTGTCGGCGGCGACCTTTATCTCATCCAGCTTCTTTTTCGTGTCATCGAGCTGCGATATCAGGTGATCCTTGACCGCCGCGCCCACTTCCTTAAAGCTTTCGCCTATAGCCGAGATTTCATCTGCGTGATGTTTCGCAGCACCGGCAGCGGTTGTATCCGCAGCGGCGGCAGCGGTTGTGGCCGTCGTCCCTGACCGTCTGGCCTCTTCAATTTTTGCCATCGCGGCGCGCACCTGCTCCAAAGGCGTGAGTGTCGATGTCGCTGCGACTCCGTAATGATCCTCCGCCTCCGTTCCTTGTACGGTCGCCGCCGCCTGAACGTTCTGAATTTCTCCCAAAGCCTTAGCGGCAATCGATGACGCGCTTAGAGCATCTCTCTGACGTTCTAACGCCTGAATGTGTTCTAAAGCAGCATCCTTCGCCTTCTGATCCGCACCCTTCATTTCGAATAATGCGTCGGTCTCTTTATCGATCTGCGCTGTGAGAGAAGCAGCGGCTCCTGCGGACTTGCCAATAGCGATCGCGGAATCAGATATAGTGGTCAAGCGGGCGCGCTCCACCCTGGTCAGACCGTCAGTCTTGGCGATCAGAGATGACATCAAGGCACCATCGCCAGCCAACTGCTGCGAGTATCGCTCGCCGTAAGGAAGGTGATCTTTTATCGCATTCTCGAGCTCGGCCAGCGATCTAGTATTCCCCTTGGTGGCAACCTCGAGGTTGAGGATCAAATCGATTCGTTTCTTTTCAAGATCGAACAGCTTTTGCTCGGCTTCCGCCTCTGTGCCATATTGTTTGATCTGCTGCTCCACGTTTCGAATCTCTTCGACAACGGCTTCGATCTTGCTGCGGATCTTCTTTTCCGTCGCCGTCAGCTCGATCTGCTGCTCCTTTTCCGCCTCGATGATATGTTCCAACTTTTCCTTGTTCTCATCCAGCGCCGCTGAGTTCTCTTTGATCGCCGCTACAACTTTCTCTATTTCTCCTCGGCCTTGCAGATGCACCAGCGCTAACTCACGCACTCCGGTCTCACCCATCTTAAGCGTCGTCGCGTAGAACTTCATTACTTCCGCAGCCTGCGCGACGGATAGCTTGTGCGTTTGCTCCACCCTCAATCCCATCGCATGGGCGGCGTTCAGTAGGTCTAGTGCTTGCGTGTCACCGGCTGCGGCAGCATTCTGGCGTTCCAGAGTAAAGCTGAAATCTTCTTTTGCAGCTTTTCTCTGTGCCTCATCTAAACTTAACGTAGCGCCCACGAGATGCATGAGTGCACCGTAAGCGTCATACGTGTCTTGTACGATTGACCCTGACGCTCCGTGAAAGGACTCCTTTATCTTGTCAACAACGTGGGCGTCTCCATCGATCGCTTCGGCTAGCTTTTCGGCCGCCATGGCCGCGACTCCGGCCATTGAGGCGAACAGAAATCCCTTCACGACGGCTGGCCCCATTGATCCGGCCATCATAGCGAAGGCCTTTTCTGCGTTGAGAGCCTTGCCTGACGCAAATGCGACCTCGTCGGCTGCCAGGCGCACCGACAACGCCATGGAACCCGCCTTCTCCTTCACGACGGAAAATTCTGCACCAAGGTCACGATAGACAGCCGACACTTCTTGACCAGAAGCAGAGACCGACCCAAACTCGGCCTTGATCGTGCTTCCGAGATTCTGATAGTCAATCGCCAAACGCTTTACGGTCATGCTGGCTTCACGCATAGAAATGTCGCCAGCTTCAATCTTCTCTGTGACATCCGCTAGGCGCTCCGACATCAGTTCCGCGCGCTCCTGAATTAGCGTGTAGCTGTCAAGGAGCGCGAGATTACTCTTATCGAGTTCCGTCTCGGCAGCGGTGGCACGTACTGTGGCTGTTGAAAAGTCCTGAAGCGCTGCAGCAGCATCTATCGTGTTGGATGTGACCGTTTGGACAGACTCCGCTGCTGCGCCAGCGGCCTCTGCTGCGCCGGCCATTGACTCTGCGGCGGCGGCGGTCGCTTCGCTAGCGGCGGTCATCGACGCTTCGACGGTCGCGCCCCCTTCGGCTGCCTGTTGACTCGCGGAAGCTGCGGCTTGGCCCATAGCCGCGAACTGCGCGGCCATCTGGTCAACCTTCTCTCCACCAGCGACGACGGCCGTGTTCACGGCAACGATCTGCTCTTCAGCAGTCGCCATCGCCGTCTTGATTGCTTCCGGCGCCGCCTCGATCGACCCGAAGGCTTTGGTGACTCCATCTTCAACCGCGACAAACCGCGCCGCCAGCTGCTTCAGCGACGCATCTGATACCTGCGCTCCGTTGGCGATCTTTCCAAGCGCCTTTTCCGATCCACCCTCGATCCCCTGAAGCCCCTGCGTGATCTGAGACGCAGACTTGACACCGGCATCCCCTGATTTAACAAGAGCATCCTGAACCTCCTGGATGTTTTGTTTGGACGCACCCGTATCCACAAGATACGAGGCGACGTACTTTTTGTCGGTCATTATTGAACCTGATCGGTGTGGTCGTTTACACGCTGCGGATCGTTGAAGAGATGCTGTTGATTGCTTGCTTCGAGGAACGCGCTGAGGTCCGTCTTCCACGCGCCGTGGCGCTGAATTACAGCCGCGAATTCCTCTACATCGTGGCCGACCATTTCCGCGTCCGCGCCGATGTGCGACAACTCGTGATCGACGAGTGCGATTCGCTGCGACGGCGACAGATGAACCCACGTGTCGTGCGCGATCTCGACGACGAAGAACGAGTCCGCCACAGGAGCGGGAGGACGCTCGGCGGTGATCGCCTCCAACTCCGTCCGGAATGCGAGGTACGCGGTCAGCCCACCGATTTTCCGGCATGTGCCGAGCGTGGAGCGGCCCTTCTTCTCGCTGTGTTTGGAGCGGAAGAGGTAGAGGATTCGCAGATCGGCAAGATGCTCGTGGAACTCCGGCATCAGCCCTTCGGCGATGTCACGCACCTCGTTGGCGCGCCACCAGGTGATCGGTTCTTTCATGTGCCGAATATCCCTTCTTCGAATGGTTGCGGCGGCGCGAATTGAACGCGCTTTGTTCCTCGGGTTATGGGCCCGGGTCGATACCTACCGGCCCGCCGCGTTGGATTACAGAGACGCGCGAGTCGAGTAAATCAACTCCGTAAAGATCGGTGTGCCGTCTTCGCCGCGGACGGCGTTGACGTCGATCTTTTCCGGCAGCGTGTTTTCCGTGGCCACGTCGCGGATGTCGTCCGCGATCTCGCAGTTCGCAAACGTAAACTGCCAGAGCTCGTCCACACCGAGCATGAACGGATCGCCGTACATCGAGACGGTGATCGAGAGCGAGGACGCCGCGATGAGCTTCTCCAGGAAGCGGCGGTCGTTGCGATCGCGATCGAAGGAGATCGTCGCCATCCAGCGGCCGTTCCGCTGATTGCCCTGCGAGTACTTCCCGCCGGTGGTGAAGTTCTGCTTCTTCGGGTTGGTCAGCTTCATGGTGATGGAGTGGAAGCCCGACTGTCCCGGCACACCGCCGTACGGCTGCCCGTCGATGACCACTTCCACACCCGCGGCGTGAAGAACGTTGCGGGACGAGTAGACCGGAGCGGCCAGCGTGCGCGGGGTCGTGAACGAGAATTCGTCGTTCACGCTCACCACACCCGCGCCGGAGGGGAAAATGATCCAGAAATCCTCGAATCGGCTGATGCCGAGGCTCGTGCCATTGCCGAGGACGACGCGCAAGCCGATGTCGAACAAGAACGGGAGCGCGTTGCCGGAGAAGGTGGCCGCGTTCGCGACCAGGCCGGGAGCCGCGGTCACTGCCGCGGCGTTGAGGGTCAGGTGCGTGTTGTCAGCGATGGCCGCGATCGTGCGCACCCCTTCGCCGAAGATGTAGATCGAATCGCCAACGACAAGCTCCGCCGTGAACAACGTGCCGGTGCCGACGATCGCGGTCGTGCCGTTCGTCGCGAGCGTGCCGGTCAGAAGGCGGTTCTGCGCGAACTTCATCTTGCCGTCGAACCCGGCGCCGGCGGCGTTGGTCACTTTGGCACGGAAGGGAAGCTTCGCGGCCACCGCATTCGCGGCGCTGATGTGGCCGAAGAGCGAAGGATTGCCGGTGTACGTCGCGGCGGTTTTGACGACAGACGCCTCGCTCATGTACGTGTCGAGGCATCCGAACCAGCCTTCGGTGATGGACGTGATCTTGCCGTCCGCGATCTTCACCTCAAGGTCCTGCTGCGCCATCTCGTAGATCGCGACGGGGAAGCCGTCGCCGTCCGTGATCTCGAAGTCCATCGATCCGACGTAGGACGGCGGGGCAGCGTCGACCGGCTCCTGTGGACGGAAGCTCCACGGATAGACGGCTTTCTTCGCGAAGGAGTACGCGTTGCCGGCGGTGTTCGTGGCGGCAGCAACGCTGAGGGTGAGATGCGTGTCGTCGGTGACGACCGTGACGACGCGCGCGGTCTCGCCTGCGATGAAAATGACATCGCCTACGGCAATCGCGCTGAGGAACGCGGTGCCGACGCCGACGATCGCGGTCGTGCCGTTGGTCGTGATCGTCCCCGCGCCGATGGTCGTGCCAACCGGAGCGCCGATGGCATACCGGCCGCAATGAGCGGCGCGGAACGGGACGATGGAGTCCACGTCCGGCTGGATCTCGAACTTCGGCTGGATGTCCGCCTTGCTGTTGATGCCGCGGATCATCTGTGCGGACGCGTCCTGATTCTCGTTGCGCTCGCGCGGCCGCTTCGCCACGAAGCCGCTGGCCGATTTCGCGCGGCGCGCATAGACGAAATTGCTTCCGGGAACGAAATGGTCGCGCGCGAAGCGTGCGGACACGACGAGCTGACTTCCAGTCGGAGCTTGGCTCTGCTGAGACATGGTGTTGCCTCCAAAAATGAATTCGTTTTTTCTGTGAATCGAATCGGTCCGTCGAACGACGACCGGGAAGGAACGCTTTCTTAGACTCGGTTGCCCTGCTGGTCCTCGCTCGTTGCGAACGAGACGATGATCGGCACCTCGGCGCCGCCGTTACCTGGCGCCAAGCTCCATCCCTGTTCGGACCAACGCGTGATCGATTGATTGATGACCGTTCCGGGATGATCCGGATCGGCGAGCCGGCCGCACCGGTTCGGCACCGATCCGCCCGCATAGAGGTACAACCTCAGAGCCTCGGTTTCGTCGAGGTATGTATTCGTGCCGACTTTGTAGTAGAGCAACTCGCGAGGAAAGGTGAAGAGGATCTCGAAGTCATACGCGGAATCAGAGACGCCGCCAATCCCTTGCCTGAACTCGCGCGGCGCCGGGCTGATGTTGATCTGCCGCGGCGCGGTGATGCGCTGATCAGGAGCGATCGGATGGGCATGAATGTTCGGAGCGTCGGGAAATCCGTAGAGGCCATCGAGACCGAGCTCAGCGCGCGCGAAGCAGTTCTTCGTTTCGATCCAGAGAGCTTCGAGCATGCGCGTCCGGATGGTGCGAGAAAGGCTCATGCTTTGGACTCTCCGAGTAAATGCGACATGACGATGTCCGCGACCAGGTCGCGCGCCTTCTGAGAGAAGTAGGCGAACTGCCGAGCGGGTTGCTGCTCTTTCGATTTCGTGCTTCCGATCCGCCGATGCGACTCGCCGCGGCTCAAATGCCGCCGGCGCGAGTTGTAGACCGACGTTCGTTTCTCACCGACAAAATGCGCGAGCGTGCCGTCTCCGAAGAGATGCGCATGCGCCGCGCTGGTGAATACGACGAAGTTCTTCTTCGACCAGTCCCGCCTCATTGTCGAGACGAAACCGCCGCCCTTGTTGACGCCGAGCGGATGCCGTCCCCACCGCTTCACCGTCGAAGCAGCATGGCCACGCCAGTCCCCATCACCACCCGCCCGGAGCCGCCCGGTTACGTCGTCGTAACCGACCTTCGATCCCTTTTCCATCGCCGGCGAAAGATCACCGACGCGCCCGATCATCGCGGCGATGTCAGCCTCAAACTCCTTCGACGGAGAGAACTGCGCGTGCGCTCCAACGTGGCGCGCCATTCGCTCACCTCACCGGCCGGTTGCGCGGGTTCCACATGTCGGAGCCGAACGGCGATGGGGGAGCAACGAATTCGATGCCCGAGCTGCCACCCTCGCCGAGCTTGACCAGCGGCGCGGGGAGGTTCGTACTTCCACCAGCAAGAAAACTGAGGTATTGCTTTGCCGCCGCCGCCAGTTTGTCGAGGGTGTCGGGACGGCCACTGTCTGACTCGGTGAGAAGGTGCAGAACGAGACGCGCGCAGTTGATCTTCAACTCGCGCGGAGCCGTCGATACCGTGAGCGCGTCGTATGAGTCCTGGGTGTAGTCGTTGAGCGCCGCGGAGCGCATCATCTCTTCAGCCGTGGCGATCTTTTCCGCCAGTGCTGCGGGGTTCGATTTCGAATACAGATCGACAACCTCCGATTCCGCGTAAGCGTTCAGGTAGGCGTCGTCGATCAGCATTTCAAGCTCCAAAAGAAAAGGGGATGAGGCGCGCGCAAACGCCTCATCCCCTCTTGAAACGAATTACGCGTGGATGAGAATCGCAGAGTCGGCGAAGGTGATCTCGCAGCCGTCGGGCGAGTACTGCTCGGCGTAGACCAGCTCTTCGTTCTGATTCTTGTCGAAGTTGGACGAGACGTAGTACGGCAGATTGTTGTCGAAGTGCGCGAAGAACGTCTTCGCGAACGTCGCCCCGCGCAGCCCGGCCGCCGGGTTGTTGTAGAAGAGAATGGCGGTGTTCTGCCAGAGCTCGATGGGGGCATCGGCGTCGTCGAGGACGTGATCGCCGCCGATGATGATTTCTTTGACGCGGAAGTACTCCGCGAGCTCGGCCTCGCCGATCGGCACGTCGCGCACCGGGAACTGTTTGCGGATGTCGCTGTTCTCGATCGCCTCGTAGTAGATGTTTTCGGCGAGGTAGAGCGTGTTCGGAGCAATGTTCGCGCGCTGACGCACCGTGGTCTTCAGATTGAAGAGCCATTTGCGCACGCCCGCGGCGGAGAAGTTGGCAATCTGCGCGACGTGGTTCGCGCCGTAGTTGGCCGGGTCCTGCAGCTTGACCGAGCTTTCGTACTCGTGCCCGTTCATGACCTGCGACTTCGTGGCGAAGGTGGTCGACGTGCGGAGATCGAACACGGCGTCTCCGGCGTTCGGACCGGCGCCGTTGATTGCGTCAGTGACCTCGCGGCGATCGAGACTCGCTTCGAGCCCCTTCTCCTCCACGTATCCAGGGACTTTAGTGCGCTGCAATCCCGTCATCTTCTCGAAATTGCCGCCGAGAGGACGACGAAGGTTGCGCGACTGCTTGCGCTGATTCTCCTTGCCGAACTTCGCGTAGTTGAACGTGCGCGTGTAGACGCGCGCCGGCGGCGCCAGGCGCGTGGCGATGCGCCGCGTCTCATCGGGAGGCTGAGTGCCGATCCATCCAGTGAGCAGCGGGTCCTGCAGGGCAAAAGAGTTGAGTTTTTCGTTGCCAGCCATTTGCGTTTTCTCCTAAAAACGCGACAGGCCGCCCATGTGGGCGGCCCGCGCGAGTTGGTAAATCTGTGAAGTTGCGAGATGTCGTGATTGCTGAATCGTCAGGCGGTCAGAATTAGAGCACGTTCCACTCGGTGCCGTTGTGCACCAGGCGCAGCGAGCCGAAGTTCGCGTTGATCACCTTCGTCGCGGCGCCGTCGATGGTATGGACCAAGTCGGCGCCATTCGGGGTGACGGTGATGTTGTTGGCGCCCGCGTCGCCCTTGCCGTCTTTGATGAAGAGGATCATGCCCTTGCGTCCGGCCGGAAGGTTGACGGCGACGGCGCCGGCCACTGCGAGATTGGTGACGATCACTTCATCCGTGACAGCGTCGATCGTGACCGGCGTGACCGTCGCGACGCGCGTGTCGCGCACGTGGCCGAGTCGGTAAACGCCCATCGGTAGCAATTGGACGCGCTTCAGAAGATCGGCGCCGGCGGACAGCTCCTCGGCGATTGCGCCTACGTAGTCGCCGGGCAGCGCTTTGACCCATCGGCCCTGATTGTCGGGCGTGAGAAGCTCGAGGTCGTTGTACGCGGCGCCCGTCGTGACGAGAGGGAAGTCCTCGTCGATGATGCCCGGAGGGAACTTTGCATCGACCTGTCCCTGAACGTTGACGCCGAGGATCTTCGCGCCGGCCGTGTCGCATTCCTTCACGGTTTTTCCGTCGGCGCCGCGCAGGACCGCGCGACGATCACGAATCGTCCCCGCAGGCGTGTACGCCGGCAGGAGGTCGTCGAGGTTGTACTTTTCGGTTGCCATTTTCACTCTCTCCTATCGAGTTGAAAAGTCAGAGACTGGTGTCGCATCGAGCCAAAGCCCGCGCGGTTTACTTGACGGCGGCGACAGCCTTCGCGGCGGCGGTGGCCTCGGCGAGATGCTGAGTCTTGTTCTTCTTCGGATCGGCGGCGTAGAGCTTGTCGATGAACGCCGAGACCGTGGCCACGGCGGCGCGGTCCGTGCCCATGAGCGCGGCGCTGAACACGGCGGCGCTCGGAGTGGACCCCGCATCGAGATCAGCGGCCTTCGGCAACTCTCCCGCGGGCGCGGCCGGCGACTTCGCGGCGACGTACGCGGTCAGCTCCGTGGCGAAGAAACCACCGAGAGTCTTGATGTCGGTCAGCGGACCGATACCGAGCGCGGCGAGCTTCGCGCCCTTCAGCATGCCCTCGATCGAGGTCAGCTCCTTCGTATTGAAGCGAAGATCTCCACCTTCGCCGGCGAGCTTCAGCGGCGCGATGAACGCGGCCACTTCGGCGGTGACCTGACTCTCCAGCGCTGTGGCGTTGACCTTGCGCGACGCCTCCAGCTCCGTTTTCTGTGAAGCGGACAGCGCTTCGAGTTCTGCGATCCGCTCCTCGGCGGTTTTTGGCTTATCCATGATTTTCTCCTCTTGTTTGTTGAATGCGTAACTTCCCGGCCGGACGCCCGACGACGCGCCGCCCAACTCTGCGATGAGACCTTCGAAGGAGCCGAGGCGATCGGCGAGACCCGCATCGACAGCCCGCTGACCGATCAACACGGCACCTTCTTCTTGCGTGACCGCTTCTTCCGTCATCGATCGATTACGAGCAATCGCGGCAACGAACACATCCTCGATTGCGTTGACCGTGTCCAGCATCGCGGCCTTGCCGGCCTCTGTTCCGGGGTCAAGGTTTTTGCGTGACGCCCGTCGCGATTTCACGGTCACCGTCGATGCGCTTTGGGTATCCGCGCGACTTCTGGCCATCACGCCGATCGCCCCGACCTCGCCAATCGCATCAATCACGATTTCATCGCAGGCGCTGGCGTAGAGGTAGGCAAGCGAGCAAGCACGTTCGCCCACATACGCGATGATCGGCTTCTTACCGCGGGCAGCGAAAACCCTGTTCTGAAATTCGTTGGCTCCGTCAGTCATCCCACCAGGACTTTCGAATGCGAAAAGGATCGCTGTGACCGAACGATCTTCGATTGCCGCGTCGAAGTCCGTTGAAAGGTTTTCTGTTGAAGTTGCACCGCTGATTTCCGTGAAAAGATTCGCGTACCGAAAGATCGGTCCCGAAACGGGGATTACGGCGACGCCACCTTCACGCTTCTGCACGCCGACTGTGCCATCGACGCGCGCAGCCTTCTTGGCGGCCAAAGATTCTTTGTGCAATTCGATCTTTTCAAGCGTTTCCTTCGTGACCACATTTTCGCGCGCCGCGATGGACTCAACCTGGTGAAGCCCGGCGTCGGTGATCGCCCAATGCTCGCCGCGGATCATTGCGAGAGCACGCGCGGCCGGACGATGCTCGATCTGCTCTTCGTCTTTCGTCGTCACGCTGCTGCCCCCTGTTGCTGTTCGTTGCCGTCGTCCTGCGGTTCGGCAGGAGCCGGATTACTTGTCGGAATGGTCGTTCGCGGCGCAAGCGGCACCGTCGCACGCACATCGGGCTGACCGAGAACGTCCGCGTCGTCCTCGGCCTCCGGGATTCCCATCGTGTTGTGGTACGCCTTCTTGCTCACCCGGCCGCCGCGATCGATGAGGTCCATCGACTGATCGTGATACGCCTGCAGATCGGTCTGCGAACGCGTCGGAGTATCGAATCGCGGCAGCAACTCGCTCGGCTCATCCGGCCAGTTGATGTCGCAGTACGGCTTGGCAAAGTGCTCATTGAAGCCAGCGTCGAGCAGCCCGCAATCGGGCCGTGACGCGTCGTCGGTGATGGTGTAGCGCGTATCCTCGAGCGCGCGGGAGCCGCCCGTTTTGTTGAGCGTCTGAACGATGCGCAGGATGCGGATGTACGACCAGGCGATGAAGATTTCGATGTAGCGCAACTCGGCGTTTCCGACGTTGCCAGAAGCTCCCATCGAGTTCGACGGGTATTCCACTTTGAACTGCGCGTCGCTCGTCGGAACGCTCAGGAAGCGCGGGTGAATCGCCCGCGCTGCTGCCTTGACCTCTTCCCGCTCCGCCTTCGACAGACCGTTGCGCGGAATGTAAAGCGTCGGAATTGGACGCCCAAACCCTTGCAGCGCCTCGAGGCCGAACTCAAGCACCTGCTCGATCCAGAATGTAGCGATATCGACGTGCTTGTATTCGGCCTCGCCGTACTTCGTGTTCAGCGACCCGCCGGTGAGCGTTGACATCTTGTATCGAGGCACCGGAATGCCGCGGAACGGATCGCCGAAGGTGCGAAAGAACAGGTTGCCGTCGTCGTCGTACCGTCCGAGCTCGGCCGGCCGGTCGATCATCCGGAGAATGCTGATGTTCCCGGTCAGCGAACTGCGTCCCCAAATGTTTTCGAGGAATCCGTAACCACACACGATCCGCCCATCCCTCAGCCAGCGAGCACTGACGACGGGAAGGTTCGGAATCGCCTCGAAATCGCGCTTCATGTCGAGCGCCATCTCGCGCGATCGCTCATCGCTCGGATCCCCGGCGACGATGACGCGCTTCTTATTCGCCTTCTCTACGCGCTGATCGGCGATGCCGGCCAGCCATGGATGCCGCTGATCCATGGCGCGGTAGTACGAAACGTCACCTGGCGGGCGGCCGCGCAAAACCTCGTCCGGATTCGGCAGAATGCCGCCCGGATAGAGGGAGTAAGGATTCAACCGGCCAGTCGAGTACTGGACATTCGTAAACCGGCTGTCGTCGAGCACCGACGCTTTCGCGATCGGCGCGCGAGGCTGTGATTCACGAACGAGACTGACAATACTGCGTTGCGAGGAGGCGCGAGCGCGCGGTGCCCATGGCGCCACCGCTTTCAGCGCAGGCTTCGCCCCGCCGCGGCGAACGCCACGCTTCGTTTCTCCCCGCTTTTTCATTTATCGTTTCCAATGAACCTTCTGCCGCGCTCTCCCGCCGAATGCGTCCTCAATGTCGGATCGAGGATCAGCGTCGGCGCCAAGCGGCGAGAGTTGGTGAATCCCGTAGCCGATGCCGTCAAAGAGGTGCGTGCGAAACCGCTCCTGGCCGAACCGCCACTCTCTCAGCGATTTCCCGTCTTCATCCCATACGACCTGTTCTCCGTCACGGTGGCATTCCTCCACGCGCGGGTCGAAGTGCAGCGAACGAATTCCGAACTCGTTACAGAGCTTCGCGTTGACCGAATCGACGCGAGCAACAGGAGATGGCTGAAACTCCGGAACACTCTTGCTGTAATTTTCGAGTTGCCCGAAGACGGCATCAACAATGTCCCAGGACGACCCGAGGTTATCGGAGTGGGATGACCGATGCGTCCCACGCTGATCGCCAAACGCGATGATCGGACCACGGTGTTTCCGCAGACCGTTCCAATGACCTTTGTTGCAGACGCTTTCGCACGTTTCATCGCACGACGGCGGAAGACCTCGCAATTCTTCGCTTTGATATTTCGGCTGCTCGTCGCACCCGTCACCGCGCCCGCCACGGACAAGATCCTCGGCGAACTTTCGGTCCGACATCTCGCCGGCATAGAAGTACTCCCCAAATACGCCGATGTGTAAAAGGCCGTCGCGCATCCATTCCTTGGGGTATTCCCCAGGGTTCAGCGGATGACCAAACGCCGATGCCCGCGGCGTCAGATTGAAATCGAGGAACATGTACAACGTGCGGTCCGCGTCGTAAGGCACAGGCCGGATGTTGTCTTTGGAAAACTCTACGTAGGCGCCGCCCGCCGTCTCGCGAACGATCTCCCCGTCGAGCCTGCGTCGCGCCGTGTCCCTCGACATGTTCGCGGCGAGCCGCGATCGATATCCGCGATCGAGGTTCTGCGCGTTCTCGGAAGTCTTCGACTTGATGAGGATCGCCTCACCGACACCCTGAATGAGCAGAGGCCAGCCGCGATGATCCAGCTGCGGGCCGTGAACCTTTGAAACGTAGACGAAACCTGCCGGCGTCGTCTCATCCTCAATCGCATGCTGGCAACCTCCGCACGTATCGCCGTCTCTAAGACCGTGGTAGTACGGCTTTGCCGCCTCTTCCAACTCATCGAGATACGGCACCAGGTATGGATGCCCTCGACGCGGCGGATTGAAGATCAGATGCCGTGTGTGCTTGTGGTATTTCTTGCACTCAGGATTGCTCGCGCCGCCCGTATTGCAGCGGACGCGCTCAATCATCGTGTCGTTCGCTTCTCGGCTGTTATTGATCGCCTCTTCTAACCTCACCCATCCGAGCTGCAACGTCTCGTATTGGTGCATCGCTCGCACTGACGAGAGCGTGCCGCACAAGACGTGAACGCCGTGCTGCGTCGTAAGAACATTTCGATAGCGAGGCAGCGGCGGAATCTCGATTCCGTCGCGCACCCATCCTCTTACCCATCTGAGCGGCGGTCGATGGTCGAACGACGGCTGCTCAAGGCCAAGCAGTTTAAAGAGCTTTGAAATCTCACCAAAGACGCCTTTCTCGAGCGTCGTTTGTGTGTTTGTGAAAATGCCGCCGAGTTGATCGGTCTCGTGCAGTGCGCGGCGAACCAGGTTGTGGCCGTGCAGCACGGTCTTCCCACTTCCAAGACCACCACCGAGAAGAATCAGAGAATGTGATTCTTCAAAATGACTTCGAAGCTGCGTTTCCGAGTTGAAGCGAAAAACATGCGCGTCTTCAGCCGGCGCTGTCGAGGCCATATAGTTTCTTCACTTCAGCAGAGCAATTGGAGACGTCGTAGACGAGAATCTTTGGCCGCATGGGTGTGCCGTCATCGTCGGCATCGACTTCGCCGACTGCTACGTCAACGCCGCACGCCTTCGCCTTCGCCTGCTCGATCTGCCGGAGCTCGGAAAGAGCCTGAACTCTCGGCGTTCCCTTCACCTTGTCGTCTTCGAGGATCTCCAGAGCGTCAGAGCTGAAGGATTCGAGCCGCGCGAGGTACTCACCGCGCGTTTCGTTGACATCCTCGACGGTCGCTTTCTTTTGCTCGCGCCATTTCTTGCGCAACGCGACCCGGTCGTTCCAGACGTTGCGGATCATCGAAGAGAGCTGCGTCGCTTTGCCCGCCGCCGTTCGCTTAGAAGCTCCGCCGAATCCTTCCTCGATCAGGATGTCGGCAATCCTACGGTCAGGCTTCGCCCATAGCGTCCTGACACGAGCCCGCCGAGCTTCTGTTCGATCGCCTGCCATTCTGAAAAGTTTCCATTCGAGTAAAAAATAGTGCTCGTAAGCCCTTGCGTCAAAACGCTTTATTGAAGATCAAGAACCAGCGTAAAAAGTTCTGTGAAGCGCTGGCGCAGGCGCCGCAGTGCGCCGTGCTTCGCGCGTGTCACCTATGGGGTACGTTGTTTTTCCGTGATTGGTAATATTTACTGACCTAACGATTTTTACAAATGCGTGATCGTCCGGTTGCCCGGCAACAAAACGATGTAGTTGATGACGTGTGTTGTGGCAGTCAGCGACGTATTCGATGTCACGCGGACCGTGAAGTCGGTCGATGTAGATGTTGAATCGAACGAGATCGCATCGCTGCTCGCCGCGTGAAGTGTCGCGCTCGTATTCACCGCAGACAATGACGAGATCGTAACCGTCCCGTTTTCGTTGATCGCCGAGAAAGGAATGGTTCCACTAGTAACCTGCATCAAGTGGTTAGTAGCGTCGAGCACGCGCACCGTGTAGACAATCTTCCCGGCAGCGACGGTATCGGTTGCGAGGCCGATTTTCACGAATCCAGTTGCGGTGTTGTTCGTGAGGTCTTTCTCGCCACCTTGCATAGCGCTGGCTAAGGTTGCCTGATTCGCGCTCGTTTTGTTCCACACCAGTGAGACGTCCGTTCCAAGCTCAACGCGACCAGCCTGCGCATGCAATGCGCCAGATATATCGAAGGTATTTCCGGAAACACTTCCGGCAACGGCGAGGTTCCCGGGCGACATAGAGTAGGTGCCGCTGTTGGAAAACGTGATTGGACCAGCGAAGTTCTGCGACACGTTGTCCGTTCGCGCCAACGGAACGGCGCTCCACGACGCCGCGGAAGTACCGGAGGTCAGAATGCACATAAAGTGAGCGACAGCATTCGCAGGCATCGACAACACTAGATTCGCGCCGGATGAGTTGACCGTCACAGTGCCCGTACTTAGGTTGATGATTCGATACTCTTGACCCGTGACGAGAGTTGATGCAACGGGAAGGACGACAGTCTGCGTCGTTGATCCAGTGAAGAGCTGGAGTTTTGTCGAGGCCACCGTGAGCGTCGTCGTTCCGGCCGCCGTTGCTGTCGTTGTGTACCCGTCGATGTAGCTGTTCGAGCGCATGTTCGCGCTGGAATCACGTGAAGCGATCGTGGAGGCGGTTGCGTTCGGAGTGAATGGCGTAGCAGCGGAATCGAGCACCCCGGACGTGACCGTCGGAACACCGGTACCTGATACCGAGAAAGGCGCCGGTACGGCCGTGCAGTTCACAGCGTTTCCATTCACATCGATTCCGCGCGCGTAACTGCCTGCCGAGCATGCAGTGGGGGTTGAGGCGAGAGCAACGGCCGTCGGTGCGGAGCCTGTCGTCGATGCCGCGTCGAGGTGAAGTTGCGCTTCCTGCCACGTCGTAGCCGTGGTGTCGATCGTTACCGCGCCGGCGCTGGTGATGCGCCAGGTCGTTCCGGAGAAGGTGTTCCCCAACCGGACGAATGTCGTGATGAACTGAAACGCCTGGGTCGTCCCGCCGCTCGGATACCACGCCGGCCGCGTCCACGCACCTGACTGCATCGTCCATGGACCGTTCTGGCTGCCGGTAGTCTGAGCCGTTGCGAGAACAAGCGTGGTCCCTGCCGATCCACCTACTCCGTCGATTGTCTGAACTCCCGTAAGAGTGATGTTCGACGTTGCGACGACACCACAACTTGGCTTCACGGCCAGACTGGTTTTGTCGTCGGTTACAGCGCCAGTCGAAATCATGCCGCCCGTCACGCCGGTCGATGGAATCACGCCCGCGACACCCGATCCTGCAGCGTCAACTGTCAACGTGCGATTCGCGGAGAGATCACCACCGCCGTTCAATGGCGAGGTTGTGGAAATCAAGCGCGTCGTCGCCGCCTTGGCGGCGAGGTCGGCGAGGAGATTCGTGGTCTGTGCCTCGATCAGCGTGACCGGATCGCTTCCGGCCGCCGCGTGCGTCGACGCGTGTCCTGTTGGTGTGCGCGAGTCGGAGAGTCGCGAGTCCGTAGCGATGACCGCGGTGCCGGTGATCTTCGCCGGTGCAAGCGTGGGGATGTCGAGCGGATCGAGCGCGCGACACGTCGGGGCCGCAGCCGATCCGCTTACCGGTCCCGCCAGGATGCAGTTCGCGAGCTGCGCGGAGAAGCTGAGCGAGATCGCAGGCGTCGTCGCGGGGTTGGTGACGGAGAAGGTAAAGATCGAAGCGATCGTGCCGGTGCCGAGAGTCGTGACCGTTCCACTTCCACCGAACGTAGCAAACGCGCCGCCGTTGATGGAGATCTTCAGCGCGTTCGACGCCGAGTCGCATCCGACCTTGGCTCGACCCGCGGCACTCAGCGGCTCGATCGACAGCACGCGGCAATCGAGATCGAGCGGCCGCTTGAATCGTTGCGGCGCGGTCCACACGTTCAGCTGCGAGGAGACAGCTGGCTCCTGAGCAAACGAGGTTCCGGCAGCGATCAGCAGGCCGAGGACGACGATGAATTTGCGCATGTCTTTAGTGCTCTTCGGTGAATGCGGTGTACAGCTTCACGCTGCCCCCGCCGGTGATTGCTGATTCGAGCGCGATGTTGATCGCCGCGCCCTGCAGAGTTGGAAACGTGAACATGCCAACGACTACGCCGCCGCCAGGCAGCGTTCGGACTTCCTGCGTGACGCCAGGCGTCCAGCCGGTCTTTCCGTTCTGGTCCGTGATGCCGATGCTGATCGTGATGTCGGCATTCGTGATTGCGCCTGTGAAGATCACGAGAACGCGCAGGAACGGAGGGAAGGAACGATCTCCGGCATGTGGAGTGATCGCGTCGGCAATCGACGCCGCGGTAATGCCGACGAGCGATCCAGCAACCGGGACTTGATTGAAGTCCGCGTACCACGGCATGAGTCGGGACATCGTTTTCGCTCTCCTCAATTCAGAACCGCTTCGCGGGTGTCGGACGGCGATTGAATCCAGCGTCCGGCGTCGAATGGCGTGGAGGCGCGACGATCAGCGCGAAACCGCACGTTGTGCAACCGTTCCGCTTCAGCGCTTTGCCATCATTCGGACAGCGTCGCTGCTCGATTGCGCGTTCCGCCTGTTTGATCGCGCGGACCTCGGCGACATACTCTTCCAGCGGTTTGTCGCGCGCGGCAAAGCTCGGGGCGACGTTGCCCCACGTTGAAGCTTTCGGCCTTGTCATTTAGGCAACCATGGACGCGCCGATGTGATCTCCGATGGAGTCAATCACGCGAGCAGATTCGATCGCGATGAAGCCGCAATCGTTCGATGGCGATGTGGCCGATCCGTAGTCGCATGTAATTCCTCGATCGCGGAGCGCACCGACGAAGGCCGGCAACGCCGCGAGGTAGAGATCTCTGACGCCGTTCGCTGAAATTGTTAACCGGCCGGACGTCTGATGTTCGAGGTCGTCCGCGATGCGCGACCACGAACCCTGAATCGACGAGCCTCCGCCGACAAGCCGTTCGCGAAGAATGTGCGATGAAACAGCACCGAGACTCTTCATCACCCAGAGAACAGAAACGATCCACTGCTGCCGCGGGGTCATCGGAACTGGATTCCCGCTCGAGGATGATCCGTAGGAAACACCGCGGCGCACAATCTCGATCAGAAGCGGCATCGACGAACGGAGAGGGGTGTTGCCTTCCTCTTCCATAACTCGGCGCTTGTACGCGAGAACGATTGGGCGAGCTTCCGCTTCCAGGAGTTCAACCTCGGCGGTAAAGATGCGCGGTCTTGCCACAGCAATCCCCACTTTTAGTTACGACTGGTTTTGTGGATTTCAGCGCCGCTTGGACAGCACGCGCCGTTCTCAGACACGATTTGACAATGGGGATTATGAGGTAGGAGAAACCCCATTAGCAATGTCTTATGTCCAGGACATAAGACATTGCGAGCACGCAGCCGGAAACCTTCCTCCGTTGAGGAGTGAGACCTCGGTGGCGCTCCACGGCGCTCTTGGTCAAGCGGCCGAGCTCATGGATCATGTCGTTGATCCGCGCGGTCTGCTCTGGCGTCTCGTTGACCATTTGCACGTTTTCCAAGGCAAAGAGAAGGATCTGCTGGTCCGCCATGTGGAAGCGTTGAAATCCACGCTTCCGCACCTTCCTGCGATCGGCGGCGTTCATTTGATCTCGATCTCCCCGCCCGGCTGATAGACGCCGCTCGGAATCTCCGGGTTCTCGTCTCTCCAGCGCAACGCATCGCGCCATGCCCGCACAACGATCGTATGAATGATCTTGTGATGAACGTCCTTCGCAAACTTCGACTCCGCGATCGCCTCAGCTGAATCCTGAATCGCTTCGACCTCAGAAGGCGTGACCGGGAAAGGTCTCCATGCAGTGCTCATGCTGCTGCTCCGTAATCCGGTGTCGGCTCGTAGTTGAAGAATTTGGTGATGTCGTTGCGGAACACCAGCTTGAAATCGCCGATGGGGCCGTTGCGCTGTTTGCCGATGATGATCTCGGCGATCCCCTTCTCTTCCGTGTCCTTGTTGTAGACCTCATCGCGATAGATGAAGCAGACCACGTCCGCGTCCTGCTCAATCGATCCCGATTCGCGGAGGTCGGAGAGCTGCGGCCGGTGATCGCCTGTGCGCTGCTCGGGACGCCGCGACAGCTGCGAGAGCGCGATGAGCGGAACGTTCAGTTCCTTCGCGATCGCTTTGAGCCCGCGCGAGATCTGCGAAACCTCCTGGTTGCGCGACTCGACCTTCCCCTTGACCGACATGAGCTGAAGGTAGTCGACCATGATCATGTCCAGTCCCGCCTCCATCTTCAGGCGCCGCGCTTTGGCGCGCATCTCCATGATGTCGATGCCGGGAGAATCGTCGATGAAGATCTTCGCCTTCGCCAGCCGCGCCGAGGCGTCGGCGAGATCACGCCAATTCCGCTCGCTGAGCATGCCCGCGCGGATGAGGTGATTCGACACGCCCGATTCCGACGAAAGGATGCGCAGCCCGATCTGCTCCTTCGACATTTCCAGCGAGAAAAAGCCGACCGCATACAGCCGTAGCGCAGGACGGTGAGGATCGCCGGCACGATCAGGGATCGCGATCGATTCAGCGATATTCATCGCCCACGCCGTCTTCCCCATGCTGGGTCTGCCGGCGATGATGATCAAGTCCTGCAGCTGGAATCCGGAGGTGAATTCGTTGAAGCGGTCGTAGCCGGTGGGGATGCCGGTGATCAGTTTTCCGGCGTGCTGCAATTGCTCGATTGCGGTCATGTTCGAGCGCGTGATCCGATCGAGGGCGACGAAGCCTTTCTCGATGGAGCCTTCGGCGATTTCGTAGATCGATTTTTCGGCGATGTTGAGCACGTCCGCCGGCTCGCCGGGCGAGTCGAGCGCCGCGCGCATCACGGAATTGCCCATCACGATCAGCCGCCGCAGCGTCGACTTTTCTTTGACGATGTGCGCGTAGCGCTCGACGTTCGCGATATCGGGAATGCCATCCACCAGTGACGCGACATACGCCGTTCCGCCGACCTGCTCGAGCTGGGCGTTCTTCGCTAACTCTTCGCGCAACGTCAACAGATCGATCTCGCGGCTCTGCTCCGCCAATCGGCGCATAGTCGCGAAAATCGTTCGATGCGCGTCGCGAAAAAAATCCTCGGTAGTGATCGTGCTGACCACACGGTAGAACACATGGTTGTTGATCAGAATCGAGCCGAGGACCGCGCGCTCCGCATCCGGAGACTGCGGCAACGGCCGGTCGAGCGCGACGTCGAGTTGATCGATCAGAATCTCCGCCTTACTGGCTTCTCTGGCCCATATCCCCGGTAGGGTTTTACATGCAGCCTTCGGCGACGACGCTCAAGCGTGTGCGTGAACTCCTCTTGGCATGTCAGGCAGCGCAGCGTCATCACGCCGGTACTCACTTTGCCGGTCGAGATAGACCATGCGATCTCGTGGCCCGGATGCATCTGTTCCTCGATCACAATTGCGTACTCAGTCACAGTGATGGCGCGATTCAGCGCAAGGGTGGTGATGTCCACGTTCATCGTCTTCCTCCGACAACGAACAGCGAAGTTCGCGGCTCATCTGCGAACGCGAAACTCACTTGTTCATCGCTACGAACGAAACGGCGAACTGCCGTGTTAGATGGCTCCATTCGGACAACGTAGCCGTTCGATCGCGCGAAATCCGAGTCACCGTCGCGCCAGTCGCCATGCCGTCCCTGACGTGCCTTCTTCTCCTCACGCGACTCGAAGCCGTAGTCCCACACCTTCAGCGCGTTGAGGCGGGCGCCGTTGCTCTCCGTGCGGAAGAACCACTCCAGACCGAAGCCCGGGATCTCCGCAACCATCCCCTGCTCGGTCGCTCTGGCAAAGCAGATCAGCCAGTCGAACTCCGGCTCGAGGTCGCGCACCTTCCCATCCGCCTCGGCGAAGTAGCGGCCGAGGTCGCGCAGCACACCGCGGCGCACAGCCGGCCACGACGGCGCTTTCCGCATGGCAAGCTCGTAGTGCTCCACTGCCAAAAGCAGCTCCGGCGACACTTTTGCCCAGTCAGGAGCCTCGCGTTCGATGTCGCCGATCGACGGACCCTCCCCCGCACCCCCTCCCAGGTCAGAACCCAGAGAAACACCTTCAGAGAAAGAGAGGGGCAGTCTAGATTCATGGATAGACGTGATGTCTAGACACTCCGCTAGACCTTGATCGATGATTTCGTGCACGGCACGGGAAAGCACCCTCGGCTGCGATGAGAGGTTCAGGATGCGCAGCTCGTGAGCGATCCACCCCATCTGGTAGGGGATCTGGTTAATCGGCGTCTGGCGGCTCCCCAAGGCTTCCAGATACGGCAGGACGAGTTTCGCCATGTCGGACAGCGCCCACACCGCCTGTGCGTACGCAACGACCTCTTTATCGGTCCTCGGCGTAATGGCGTGCGTTCCAAGGATGGCCGTGTACATCTTCAGCCAGGGGACGTTCCGGTCCTTGTAGTGCTGCAGCTTCGCCGCGTAGCGCAGGTGGAGTACTTTCATGCCGCATCTCCGAGAAGCGATCGCTGCGCTGGTGCTGATCGCACGCGCTCCGCGAACCTCTCGGCTTCGCGCCAGTCGTTCGCGTTCCGGCCCTGCATTCGCGCGCTGAAACTCCAAGCCATCGAATCGGCAGAGTAAAGAGAACGTCGGACGCTGTCGCTTTGAAGAGCTGTAATCTTCAGTCCGAAGCCGTGGAGTCGCAGATCAGGACGGACACCCCGGATAGCACGCAACACCGCCTCCACTGAGCCCACGCTCGCGTTCCGCTTACAGATCGAGCCGACTCCAACCCATGCGCCCTCAGCGAGACGCTGGCCGTACGAGTCAACGTGTCGGACGTAATCGCCCGGTGCGTATCCCTGCAACACCGGCAGGATGTACGTGCGAGGGTCGCAATCGAGCAGTGCGTCGTAACGCTCTATCGTGAGACGCTGGTGCGTCGGAATGTTGAGTCCTGTCTTTGCGACGACGAACGGCTCACACATGAAATCCTGCGCGGCCGCGGCGAGCAGGTTGCCGCACTTCGCCCAGCGACCGACATCGAAGGCGTACCGCTCGACACCTTGCCGGTAACCGCCGTGGCGCGCCACCTCCGTGAACGCGCCGGAATCCATGATCCAATCGTTGACGGCAAAGCCAGACGCGCGGTCACGGAGACGATTCACACTAATGAACGCACGTGAAAAGTGCTGTGCGTCCGATGGCTGATGAAGCCCCGGAAAGAAAATCACGAGACCACCTCACGCCACGTCCCCATCTTCATCATCCAGTCGATCACCTCGCGCGTGATCCGGCTGTGGTCAGGACGCCGCTCTTTGTTGTCGATGAATTCGAAGAAGACGAGACCATTCATCAGCACGATGATTTGAAATTGACGATCAACGACGCCTCCCGATGTCAGGTGATAGAAGTCTCCATCCCTATGCCGGACGCGGAGAATTACATCGTCTGACTCGGCCTTCGCAGTGGGTGATGCGGCGACAGTCGCTCGTGCCGGAGGAAGGTCAAACAGCGAGAGCGTCACGCTGCACCTCCTCAGCTTCAACATCGAGAACATCGAACAGCGACGGCGTTGCGCGCTCAGCCACGGCGAGCCTGGCGTAATAGACGACGTCTTTAAAATACTGCGGGCTCAACTCGCTCCCGCGGGCGCGGCGGCCTAACTTGATCGCGCAATACACGGTGGTCCCTAGACCCAAGAACGGGTCGTAAACAACTTCGCCTGGCTGTGAGCGCTGGACGATCGTTCGATGCACGATATCGAACGGGAGAGGACAAAGATGTTTGTCGCGGCTCCGCGCTGCTTGCGACCCGTTCAGGCTTCGCATCCTGGCGACGTCGGTCCAGACATCGGGATGATGACTCGCCGGCTGTAGGAGCATGAAGTCCGGAGGAAGCCGCGACGGCTCACATTTTTCGAGTGCCTCGGCGAGCGCAACATCCTGCTCGAAGTCATAGACCTCGTTGAGCGAATGATCACGAAAAATGCGAAAGATAGATTTCCACGGCAGCCTGACGATCTCCTCCGGCGTCAGCAGTCGGTTGCCGCTTGACCGCATGAAGCCGTGGGCGTCGAACTGCCACCGCGAGCGGGAGTACTCCTCCTTGCTCTTCACCACCGGCACATCGGCGTAGCCGTTGCTTCGGTCGCTCGGCGGCTTTCGGAAGATCAGCAAGTACTCCGGCAGGCCGGCTCCCATCCGCGTTCCGTCCTTGCAGTTCTCCGTGTAGCCGAGGCGGTAGGTTTGAGCGTTCTCGCGAACGACGTCGGTGACGATTGTTTTCATGCCTAAGAAGGCAAAGCCGTGCCGCTTGTAGTGAGCGATGGCGTCGGCGTGCGTCGCGTCCACCACTTGGAAACCGAGGCCGGTCATGCCGCCCGGCACCACGCGGTCCTTGATGTGAATCACGAGATCTCGGCCCGGCCGAAGAACCCGATAGAGCTCGGGCGTCAGGAAATCCATCTGCGCCCAAAAGTGCTCGGTCGAGTCGGTGTGGCCGAAGTCGTTGAATGAAGGCGTGTATTCGTACTGAGTTGAAAACGGTGGGCTGGTGAAGATCAGATCCGTGCTGTCGTCGTCCATCGCCATGGTTTCGAGGACGCAGTCATTGTTGACGACGCAGAACTTTTCGCCGGATACCTCGGCCCGTTCAATCCCCATCGATCGCGTGAGCAGCGACGCCATCGAGATCTCCGCCAGACCGAGTTCGCGGATGATGGCGGCCAGCTTCGCGGTCTGCTTGTTGTACCGCGCCCACTTCGCTTCCAGCCCGGCGCGAACGGAGCGCTCCGCCTCGGTGTAGATGAAATCGACGCGGACCGGCTTGGTCTGGCCGAACCTATAGAGCCGATGCAGCGCCTGCAGGATGTCGCGAAACTTGTAGCCGATGCCGAGAAAAATCTGCCACGAACAGTGGCGCTGCAAGTTAACTCCGGCACCCAGCAGTACCGGCTTCGACGCGAGTTCGCGGGTCTGACCGTCGGCAAACGCGGCGACCGCCTTCTCCCGATCTTCGAGCGCCTGAGTCCCGTACACAGAGACGACGTCGGGGATTGCCGCCTCGATCGCTCTGCGCTCGTCCTCCAGGTCGTGCCAGATCATCCGGTGCGCGTCGGGATCCTCGTCGCGAAGTTCCAACATCTTCGCAACTCGGGCTGGTAGGCTTTCCCGCTTCTCTTTCGCCGCGTGACGAACGCCAACGGCGACGTCCTTTTGAAGGCGTCGCTGCCCGTTCTTCTCCTCGCCGGCGTCGCGATGATCGGAAGGGATCTCGTGCCACCGAATGTCGAGCGGCGGGAGAAGGTATCCGTCGTCCGAGAATCCGAGGTCTGACGGCCGTTGAATGACGAGTCCCCATGACGCGACCCACAACCAGAACTCGGCCTCCTTGTGAGGGTAGAGCGTCAGGTTGTCGGCGTGCTCTGAGTCACGTTTAAAGAAGCGGGTCTTTGACTGGCCGATATCCATGACGCCGAGGAACTGTGCGTAACCGAGGAGTTCGATGTAGTCGTTTGGATCGGGGGTGGCGCTGGCCACGTAGCGATACTTGATCTCGTGCCACGGACCAATGACGACCTCTCCGAAAGTTTTTGATCCGAAAGAACGCAGCGCGTCGGCCTCGTCGAAGGTGGCCACCGTGAATCGGCGCGGATCAATCTTCCGCTCCCGGACCGACTCCCAATTCGTGATGTAGATTTCATCCTCGTCCGTAATCTCTTCAGTCGAGCGGATGAACCGCGGCGGCCGCGGCCAGCCGAGAAGCTCCATCGCGTCGCGCCTAAACTCCTGGCGCACCCCCAACGGACAGACGATGAGGGCGTTCCCGCCGGCGAGCTCGCGCGTCAGTCGCACGGCCTCGAGCTGCGTCGACGTCTTCTGCATCCCGAAGAGCGAGAAGCAACCCGCCCTCCCCTTCCCGACCATCCACGGCACGATCGCGCGCACGTGTGGCTTGCACGCGGGGTTCACATCACCCACAGCTATCTCGAAGCCGCTCGACGGCACGGACGCAATCTTCGCCTCCAGGAAGGATTGATACGCGGCAGCCGCCGCCTGACGCTCCGGCGGTATGAGGTTGAAGATCGCACTCACGCGGCCGTCCTCCACTCCGCCCATGGGTCATAGGCGGGACGTTCGGGATAGAGCGATTCCAGGCAGATCGCGATCAGCCATCGCATCACTGGCGGCGTCACCGCGTTGCCGTATTGCTTGACCTGGTCGCGATCGTTGCCCGTCACGATGTACGTCGGCGGAAAAGCCATCCCGATTCCGATCTCGGGAGGCTTGAACATCCGGAAGCACCATTCCTCGATCGACGGCACGACGAGTGCGTGGCGGTCGCGCGTTGGAATAGTGCCCATCGCTTCGTCGATGCCAGCCGCCTGCAGACCGCCGTAGTAGCTGACCACGAACGGAGAACGATGCGAGAGAAGCGCGGTCGTCGCGCCGGCTACCTGCGTCGGCAGTGGCGCCTCGACTCCGGTGCAGAGCTGCCGCGCGAATGTCCAGTCGCGAAGGTTCACGATTGCCGCGTGCACGCCGCCGGCGCTGATTGTGCCGAGACTCTCGTCCAGACCTGATGACGTGTAGCGAACCTGATCATCACCAGTGCCACGCAAATTCGCGATGAATGACGGCGCGAAAGCAAACGCCCCGCGATCCGATCCGGTCAGCGTCGGCATCGTCTCTTCTACCGACCGCGGCGAAAAGGGATTGCTACCCGCGGCCAGCATAAACGCGGGCGAGAGCAGAGCGTCCTGTGGACAACTCGCCACTTGCGTCGAGAGCTGTTCGTCGAGCCCGTGTGCGCGCAATGAGCCCTGCATGTGAAGAGCGAACGGAGAAACAACGCCCCCGGTCAGCCGAGCGCTCTGCGTTGGCAACGATCTTTCAACGCCTCGAGCCCTACCTCCTTGCCCCAGGGGTGCGTGCGAAAATGCTGTTTCCACCATGAACGGCGAAGCCATCCCCGTCACCGAGCATCCGGGCTGAGTGAAGAGCGCGCCACTCGCCGGCCTGACTCGTCCTCCGAGCCGGTTCGTCTGGTTCACCGTGACAATGAGCGGCTTGCTGCCGTATCGATCGATGCCGTACTGAATCCTCTCCATCGTGCGCGGCTTCAGCGGCTGGAGACCATGCTTCGCACGTTCGCCGATCGGCACGGCCGGGATGCTCCAATCGATCGCATTTACGGCGGCGAAGTAGTAAGGGTGCACAACCGCTTGGCAGGTCGAACAGGCGTAGAAGTACTGTTTCCCGTAGCGCGCTTTCGGTGACGAGCCGTTCTTGAACACCTGCTTCGCGTTGATGTCGAGATCACAGGTATTGCAGAACGCCAGCGGCCTGAGATCACAATTCGGAGCTCGATTCCCCTTGCGATGCCACACGATGTAGAGCCGGTCGCGCGACTGCGGCGTCGGCGGCGCGAACATTGAATTGAAGAACACCTTCTGGCCGACGTAGCCGAGGTTCTCCATCGTGCGCCACCAGCGTTGGAAGTCTCCCCATTCGAGCCAGTCCACAACGTTCTCGAGGATGACGATCGAGTAGCGGTGATGTTCGACGAACTTCACCACATCCCAACCGCCGGCACGCGAGCGCACGATCGGATCGGAGTGTTTCGGGCAGTTCGATTCACCATGCCGCGCGCAAAGGTCGCACCCGAACATCTGATCCTGCGACAAAGCGATCCGTCGTACGCCCTTGGCCAGGCTGTGGTTCGTGCACTCCGGCGATGCGATCAGGATGTCGGTGCGGTCGTAACGCCGAGGATCTGTCTTCGAGATATCAGCACAATCGACGTCCGTCAGGGGATGATTCTTCGCGTAGGTATCGACGGCGCGCTGCCAATGGTTGCTCGCGTGCCGGACTTCAATGCCCGCGAGTTCGGCGCCATGCGAGCTTCCGCCGGCGCCGCAAAATAGATCAGTGGCTGTAGGGTAAGAGGTCATTCTCAGGTTTTTGATCGTGGACTCGATCGATCGGCGGTCGAGGGTCTTCCAACGCGGACTCTGCGTTCCCCCCGACCGGCGATCGACAGCTTCCAAGGCCGCTGTCGAAGCCGAAGTTTCTTTACTGCGCGGGCGCGTCGGTCGAAGCGGCCGGCGGCAGCTCCGTCGCGGCCGGCGGGATCACCGGGACAGGCGCTTCCGGAGTCGCGGGCGGCACGTTGAAATCGACGAGGTGCGTCGCCGCGGAGTTGATCGTGGCGATCTGCTCGTTCACGGCCGCGACGAAGTCGTCCGAGTCCGTGTCCCCGGCGAGCAGCTCTTCGATCCGCTTCGTTGCGGCGAGCTGCGCATTGCCGACTTTGGTGCTGTAGTCGTTGAACGCTGTGGTGAGATTATTGACGAGTGTCCGTTCGGTATCATTCATTTTCTTCATGCTCCTGAAGTTGATGTACTGATGGATGAAAAGGAGAACTACGGTTACTTCGATGACGATCAGCATTCGATTTCCTTCTGTGGCGGGTCTTCACCTCCCGTTGTTGGATTTCCTCGGTTCAGCACCTCAGCGAGGTTCATGAGGGACGCCGATCCGCAGTAGGGACATTTGGTACCGCGCCGAAAAATGCACTCACAATCGGCGCAGGCCATTGAAGTGCTCAGCGTCGGCACCGAACTTCGCGGAGCGTCAATGGCCTCAGCGAGCGTCACGACTGGCCGCGGCCCTTCTTTTTCTTACCAGGCTCCGTCTGCTCCGATGACACTTCTTCCGCGACCGACTCGGCGCCAACTTCGATGTTCTGTTCCAGCTTGTCCCGCTGGTCCATCAGCTCGCGCGCCACGAGTTGTTTGCCGCGGCGCTCTTCGAGCGGGGCTTCGACAGCATGGGCGACGGCCTCTTGCAGGTGCGTCTCCGTGTACACAAGGAACCGCTTTTCCTCGGCGGTGGTGTAGCTCTTACGGCGTTTCTTATCAGCCATTGACGTCCCTTCCTTTCAACGCGCAGTACTCGGCCCAAAGCCGGTCCGCGATTTCGAAGCGGTTGATGCCGTACTTTTTGTCGAAGAGATCCATGTCCCGCTCCTGCTCGTCATGAGCAAGGTCACAGAGAGTGATCACCTGGCGGTCAGTCCTCTTCAATCGACCCGAGATCGCTTTGCCACAATGGGCGGCGCGGTTCCGGCCACAATCGACGTTCCAGCACTGCGGGTGGAGAACGTGGCCGGCGATCTCACAAGCGCGGTCGCGTACATAGTTGAGAAAATCCGGCTCACGTTCCGGATGAACTTTTCGGAGTTGCAGACGCCGCGTGTCGATCCCCGCGTCCACAATGACTTCTCGATACTGCGGCTTCGGATGCGCAGCCATTCGCGCTTCCGCTTCCCCGGGAAGGTCGGGCCGTTTCAATCGCTGCCGCTGCAGCGTCATGCGCACAACTCCTCGAGGATCTGAAACTCAACGTTCGGAGGAAGCGTCCAAAGCGATCGCGAGCCCTTGCAGGGAATCGGTTTTTGCAGCCGCCGAACGTTGCCGAGCACCCATCCAAACCGCCGCGGCGAGAAATCCCCGAAGGCGAGCTCGCGCTCAGTCAGAAGCTTCGCGTGTGGACTCTTGCCGCTGTGCAGGAACGCAACGTCGACGCACCCGACGACATCCGCGACGGCGATCACGCAACCAGCGTCACGAATCGGGTCAGAGTACTTTCCATCACGATGGAGCGCGGAGTAGAACTCCGGCCTCCGCTCGATCATCTGAATCTCCGCCGGATACGATCGCGATGCGTGAATGGCGATCGCACCGCGGTACGCGATCGACCACGAACGCGTCTCGATCAGCTTCGCGCCAATCGAGAGCAAGGTCGCCCAGGGCTGCTGCACCGAGAGCGCCTTCATCGGCTTCTTTGCGGAGTTCGACATACGAATTTTTGAGGGTTCAGGCCTGAACGGACGGGCGATAGGATTTCGTCGGGAGATCGAATGTCCACGCCACTGCAGCGCGGGCAGTGGTGATGCTCGGATCGACGCGCAGGAAGTAGTCTTTGAACCGTGCATCAGCGGAAGCCGCGGAGACATGGATCATCCGGATGATGTCGTCCTTGACCTCGGCCACACTCACACCAGGAAAGGCGGCAAGGGCTTCATCACGAGTGAGGCTTCCATCGGGTTCGGGCGTTGCGTTCAGCACACGCACCATCACCAACGGTTCGTCACCGTCGATCTCTTTACGGTAAAGCGTCCCGCATTCGTCACTTCGGCTTCCGCGATCGCGTGCGCGTGGCCGGTGACTTCCCCGTACGCCAGGACGACGCGGCCGTTGTCGCGAGCGACTGCAGTGTCACCTTCCGGAATTGACGTGACGCGCTGCACGAGCACGTCTCCTTGGCGAAACTGCTGCGTTTTCATTGACCTCTCCTTTTTCATAGCCACTCCACCGCCGTCTGGCGATTCAAGATTTCTGCTGCGAACGCCCAATTGGTTTCGCGGTCCACTGCGACGCCATTAGTTCTCGCTAGTGCGCGCGTGGTGACTTCATCGAAGGCACCGTTGTCGTCGCGCCACTGGTCAGCTTTCGTCGATGGAATCGCGTTCACGACCGACAGCGCATTACCGTTTGCCCGCTTCGCAGCCGATCGCGTCATCGGCGTGCTCCCGCGTATCGCTGTTGCGGATGCGCGTCACGTTGACGCAGGCGCAGCCACACGATGTCCGAGCACGTCTGGCTGTGCTCCATGTAGACGTTCCAGTTCTGCAGCGTCGCGCGTTGGTCCGCCGTCATCCGGACGCCGGAATCCTTGCCGACGACCACGATTGATCCGTCCGCATCGGGCGCTACATTCACAGGCACCCGACGACCATCCACGGTTACGAAGCGGATCGTCGCGCCGCACGTTGGGCCTTTGCAGATGCGGATGTCGTCGCTCACGCGAGCCTCCACGCGCACCAGGAGAAGCCAATCGCGCACGCGATGAAGAGCATCGCCAGGAAGGCGAGATACACCGCCTTGATCCACTCGTACCAGCTTCGATTCCACGTGCAATACGAGTCACGCGCAAACGAGAACGACGCGGCAGCCATGAAGCCGGAGATCGCGGCGATGAGTACGTGGTACAGCACCGTCGAGACGTGGAAGACGATCATTTCTCCACCTCGGCGAGTGAGCGGGCCTGAGACGCC